AAATGTATCTTCTCCAATAGTTGTTACTGTAGGTGTACCAACCAAAGCAGTTGTTCCTGCGTTGTTATCAATAGCACCTTGTATTTTGTAGGCTCCTGAATTATCGTCAGCATCTGTTTGCCTTCCGATAATAAGAGCTTCAAAAACAGCTGAAGTATCGCTTGCGACTTTAGCTCTGTGTGTATTACCGCCATCTCCGAAAAGTAATTCAGTTGCGGTTGCATCAGTGGTTTGGATTTTAGCTACTGCTAGAGTACTCTGTGAGTCTCCTACAGCACTATGTGCTCCACCACCGAAAGTCAAACCACCAGCATATTTAGCATGAACTTGTCTTCCCATAGCTAATGCATTTCGTCCTTCCTTACGATTACCAGTTATACCGACTGTATTTTGGTCACCTATAACGGAACCATTATTTGCATACACTTTATTAGCATATCCAGCACTAAAACATCCCGGACCTACATCTACAGCACTGTCACCGAACTTACCTAATGAAGTAAAGTAACCGCCTATTAAACCACCGTCACCTCCTCCATAGTGTTCAATACTATATCCTGCTAATATATTACCTCTTCCTGTAGAAGACGCTCCACCAGTAGCTAACGTGTTCGATATTCCCATAGCAATACAACCGTCATCTCCTTGTTGGATTTTATTCTGTTTACCTATTACGGCAGCACCCCATGCACCTGAAGCGGTTGTCTTAATGTCATTTCCTTGACCAAGAGCTATTCCGTAAAGATTATCTATCTCATTACTATATCCTAGCGTTACGCCACCTTTGGCGGCACCGCTAAGTATATTAGATGCACCAGCGGCAAACCGCCAGTCTGCATCTCCCACCATAGTATTTCCAGACCCGAAACAATAATTGTATTGGGCATCGGAACCGGTAGGAATGGTATTACTTAGACCATATTGGGCTTTACTGCCCCCATATCTATAATTTGTACTCATTATTTATCTCCTATCTAACCTGTTGTCTGTACTAATGTTGTATATGCAACCCAATTACAATTGTCACTAGCAGCGCCAGTTCCTGTTAATTTAAGTGCATCATTAGTGTCATCGGCCGTAGCAGCTACATCCCATGCAGCGACATCTTCGGCTAATACTGTTTTAGTTACTGAACCTATTAAAGATGTAGTACCACCTTCATTAGATATAGCTCCTTCTAATTTATAACTTCCACCTTCACCAGCACCATTTGTCTGTCTAGCAATAATTAATACACTAAACGTTGCATTAGTATTGGCTGGTATTGTTATTCGTTTATCTGAACCATTAGTAAAAAGTTCAGTTTCAGTTGCATCTGTCGTTTGGTTCTTTGAAATTAAATGACAAACTTGAGCATCACCAGTTGCTGAAAATGCTGTTGAAGCTTGTACTACTTCTGCATACCGACTTGATTTTCCTCCATATCCTAAAAGAGTAGAACAGTAGGAATTTTCGTCAGCTATGTTAAGTAAACCCAAAGCCATAGTTCCTGTAGAGGCACCAGATACACTGTGTCCATACCCTGCACCAAAAGCATAATCAGGTTCTATGGTGTTAGACCTACCAACTGCCAGTGTAGCCCTTCCTTCTTCGGTAGGGAAATTCTCTATACCTACAACATTAGTTAGACCAATAGCATAACTAGTGATATAATTACAAACGTTACCACTTCCAATAGCCATACAATAATTAGAACCACTTAGAGTATTATTTTTTCCAATAGTATAACCTTCGCTTGCTAAAACACTGTTATCCGCACCAAAAGCGAATGTGTGACTGTTTCCACTCACTGTATTGCTACTTCCCCATGCCCATCCGTATTCAGAGTGGACTGTGTTACCACTTCCAAAAATAAAAGCAGAACCGGATTCTACAGCTTTAGAACCAGTAGGAATAGTATTATCAGGTCCAAAGACGGATATAGGTCCATATTGATAACCAGCCATCTTTAAGCCTCCTTACATGTACATACATGTCTTACTTTTTCATTCTCGGCTGGGTCGACCCAATTGCCACAGCAGCAGAGAATTTGATTTAAATCTTTTACCATATTTATCTCCCTTGTATGCGCTCTGTTTTCCTACATACAATTCGAATATTGGGAGGCATTTCCTCGCCAGCCCCCCAAAGGCTAATTAACTAAGCTTAACCAGAAGCTCCGTTAATAAATATACAACCGACTTCAGGTCTTATAACCTTGAGACCGTATCTCATAGACATGTAAGAACCGACAATTCCGAATCCGGGATTTGCCTCTTCTACAGTGAGTGGTCTTCTTTCTACGTAAACCATAGGCTTAGTTGAAAGGTCTAAAACACCAAATCTGGTTGATGGGACCCAAGCGTTTACAACTACATTTAATCCATAAATTGAACCAACCAAACCAGTTGAAGCTGTTTTATTAACAGGACTTCCCGGCATCATGGCTGCTTGTGTTGGATTAGCTGCACCACCGGCTTCTCCTTGTCCTGCTGTGAAAGCAGTAACGAAGTCGCCCAAGTCTAATAAGGACTTGTAAGCGGCTGGGGAGATAAACAAGTGTGTTGCGTTGTATCCGCGAGTTGAGACTCTGTCAATACCTTGGGTAATATCAGAGAGAGCTAAGTCTCCTGCTGTATCTCCTGCGGCACGAACGTATGAGTTTCGAATCAATCTTGTGGATGATTCGTTACCATATGAATCCAAACGGGATGTTGCTGCATCAATGTCACCAGCCACCATTCCAGTTCCGTAGAATCCGGATTGAGGGTTTGTTGCGAAAGTTGTAATTGCACTTTCTGCGGTTGTTTCATCGATTGCGATGGTTCCAAATGTTGCATCAGCTGCATTTCCACCGAAAATTACTTTCACGACGTGGTCGGTCAAGTGGCGGTCTACTGCTCTGCGTGCTTCATTCAAAGCCATTTCAACTTCGTTGAATCTTGAGTCTTCTATCATTCTTCGGGTAACACCTACTGCAATACCCCATTCTTTCACAGAGACACGCTCGGAGCGTAGCTTTGTGTGTTGGTATTCAGGAGTTGTTCCTTCGTTTATTTGTTCCATTTTCATGGAAGGTTTTGCTAGGGTAATATCAATATTACCTCCAGTATCAGTTGACATTGGTTCAGCGAAAAAAGACATAACAGGCAAATCTGCGACTTTATAGTCCATTATTGCTTGTTTATAATCTATTAATACTCTTTCGCCAACACCGCCATTAACTGAGCCTGTGTTCATCGTGGTCAAAAGACCGGGTGTTGCGTCTACCATCTATATACCTCTAGTGGGTTAACACTTTCGTGTAACCTTTTCCGGATGCGCGTGCTTCTAAAGCAATAGCTACAACTGCACCTGCGGTTGTTCCTGCTTTCAAAACTCCATCCTCTGATGCTGCTGCTGAATCAACTATTAAAGCTTCTCCTTCATCTATTGCACCTGTACATAGGGCGTTTATAACTACCCCTCTGCCTGTTATGACGGAAGCTATACTTCCTGATGCTGCATCGGTTAGGGCGAACCCAATTGTATTTACTGCTGCTGCATTAGGTGATGGGTCTACTTCCCCATCTCCTTCCATCTCTAAACAGTGACCACCTGATATGACGGCTCCAGCTGTGAAAGGAATAATCCTTGCTGGTGCACCACCATCGTTTACTAAAACTTCTGTTGCCATTTTTAGTCACCTCTTTTATAAACAGCAGGGTTTAATGTAACTCTACCATTTACGTACTTCATGCCAAACTCTCTCTCGGTTTCTGGTACTTCACCTTCATCAGCTGCTTTACCTTTTCCGAAAGACCTTTCGACATCGTTGCTTGGCTCTGGCATTGCTGCTAGAGCGTCGCTGAACCCAGTCAATCTGGATTCATCCCATGCAGATAGTTCCTCTACACGAGCTTCCTTTGCTGTCTCTTCGAGTGTACCGAATAAGACCTCGCGGGATATAATTGCTTCTACTGCTTCAACTTTTCGTGCTTCTGCTTCTTTAGTTAATCGCTCTTCTTCTGCTTTCTTGAAAGATTCTAATTCCTTCATTGCTGCTTTGAATTCTGATTCGATTTCTTTTTTAGATGCTTCTGCTTCTTCTAGTTGTGAGCGCAGGGAAGCGAACTCGCGTTCGACAATGTTCTCTGCGTCGGATTTTACAGTTGTTTCTTTTGTCTCTTCTGACATATTTTCTACCTCTGTTTTCCCGTCTTCACATGCACATGCTTCTTCTTCACCACCACAACCGCAGTCGCGGTCGTCTTCAGATACTTGTGCGTCACATTCCTTTCCTTCTTCTATTGTACATTCTTTACAGACGGGGTCCATTTTTTCATTGTCAATGAAACTTACCTCTGTGGGACGAATGTTAGTGGCGTATGTGTCACCCATCACATCAATATCATTGGAAAACCAATCAATACTGACGTGAGTCATGTCCCCGTCCTTGACTTTGTCCATCACTTCTTGACC